TGACGCCGCGGCGTCTCGGCGTTTGGGCGAGGGACTTGCGCTTGATCGGGACTACCATGGCCTTCAATACCTCTACCGTCACCTCTACCGCCGTCAATGCCACTCTCTCTAACGCTCTCTAGGATATCGCCGGCCCCATCCCTTCCGGCTTGATCCGGAGAGGCGTGGGTTTTCTTGCTTCTCTAACGCGCTTCTAGTTACCCTGACTCGCCAGGTTACAGCGAGATATAAGAGTAGCAAATTTTAACAGCGAAACGGGCCGACCCGAGGACCGACCCGCTCCACATAGCGACCGAAATTAGATTGTGCCGCGTCGTTAGCGCGGTTGGCACCCCTATCGACTGTGATCAAGGAGGCGCTCGCGTGCGTCTGCTTACCGGACTTATGCCCGCAGGACAACCCCTTGTCCGCAGGCTCTGGCGCTCGACGGCTTTTTCGACGGCTTTTTCGACGCTCTTCGCCGGAGCGTCGGCAACAGCGCCGTCGCCCTCGCCACTCGACGGCTCGCCGAGGTATCGGCGAGCCAACAACCACTCTCCGGCCTTTCCCACTACCGCTCCCACTACCGCTGTGGCGAGCGAAGCCTCGCCAAACCCGAACTTTTCGCGCAGGTCGGCGCCAAGCCCGGGCTGCGCTGCGCGCTGCCGTCGCCCAAAATCCAACCTGACCACCGCAAAGTGCGTGGAGGGTTGATCGCTGCGATGACGGTCCTCCGTCCTGATCAACATCCTTGAGGTAATCGATGATCTCGCTAGCAAACATTCGTACCACCACCGCGATCTTGCCGCCGCGGATTGTCACCCATGGCCTGCCCGGCGTCGGCAAAACATCACTCGCGGAGAAATTTCCGGCTCCGGTCTTTCTGCAAACGGAGGACGGATGTCCCGCCGGACTAGAAATTGCGACCTTCGGACTGCTCACGAAATATGACGACGTGATCGCGGCGATCACTGCGCTCGGTCATGAGCCGCACGACTATCAGACCGTCGTGCTCGACACCGCCGATGCAGCCGAATCGCTGGTCTGGAGTGCGACGTGTGTCGCCAACAATTGGAAATCCATCGAGGCCGCGGGTTATGGCCGAGGCTATGTCGAGGCGGATAAGTTTTGGCAGGACCTCCTCAACGGCTTGGATTGGCTGCGCCGCAGTCGTGGCATGATGATCGTTTTGATTGCGCACAGTTCGGTCGAAACGGTCAACGATCCAAGGGCGCCGAGCTACACCAGTTACCAGTTGCGATTGCACAAGCGCGGCCGTGCCCTAGTGCAGGATTGGGCCGATGCGATCGGCTTCCTCAGCACTGAACTCGTTATCTTGTCCGAAGATAAGGCCTTTGGGAAGCGCACTCGCGCTGATGGAGGCTCGGCTCGTTACGTGCATTGGGAGGGCAAGCCGGCGTTCACCGCGAAGAACCGATATGGGCTGCCGGCGAAAATGCTGATCCCGAAAGACTTCAACTACGACAAACAATTCGCACCGTTCTTCCCGGCCACCTGCCGTCCAAATCTGAATGAACATGCCAGCCACCAATCTCACAGTATGAGTGCCGCAGGCGTCAGCGCTGGTCGTCGTCGCGGCGGCGGCGGTGATCAGCATAACGGCGATGGCGCTGGTGATGGCGCTGGTGATGGTGCTGATCGTGGTGGGCTCATCAAACCTGCTGAAACCGAACTGTCAACAACAGGAGAACCAAACCGCCGATAAACAGCCACAACAACAACTGAAACTATAAACTGAAGCCATAAACTGGCTGAACTCAAACCCACTAATGGGAGAAATAACCAAATGGATGATTCGTGTAAACTACCTGAATTTTTCGACCCTTCGCAGGAGGAGGGCTCCAGCGCCAATCTGCTGCCGGTCGGCATTTATTTGGCGCAGATCATCGAGGCGGCGGTCACGGTGCCGCAGTCTCAGGACGGGTATGGGATCAACCTGAACTGGGAAGTCACCGCCGGCGACTGCGAGGGCCGCCGGATCCGGCAGCGAATTACTTTCCAGCACTCCAGCAACGCGGCGCAGACGTTTGGACGCCGCGAATTCAAGGACCTGTGCGACGCTTGCGGGATCACCAAAGGCTTTAACAGTGTCGAGCCGCTCAAGTTCATCCGCTGCAAAATCCGGATAGGAATCGAGAAAGATAAAAACGGAATCTATGACGACAAGAACAAAGTGACGCGGGTGTGGCCTGCCAGCAAAGGACCGCCGCTAACGCAGCAGCAGTCAGGCTCCCCGGTATCGGCGCCCAGGCCGTCGTCGCCAACAGCATCGTCGGCGTCCCCCAAATCGTCTCCAGCCAAAACATCGGTAGAAGCGATGATGGCAGGCGCGCGTTTTACTGATCAATGGCAACCAAACAGTGGTACGTCACCGCAGGCTTCATCGTCGTCGCAAGCTTCTGCAACACAGACAGCACCACAAGCCTCGTCACCGAACGGCGGAGGTGTACCTCCACAAGCTACTACTGCTGCGGCAAACGGTGGCGGTGACGCATCTCCGCAGGCCTCATCCCAGGCCCCAGTGCAGAACTCGCCTCCGCAGACTTCGTCATCGCAGGTTTCACCTCATGGCGACATGCCGCCGTGGCGTGACCAGTCATAAGCTATGCGCGAAGAAATCCGGCAGCAGCGTGATCTCTCAGTTGTCGTGCTGCTGCCAACTGATCCGGCGTAACCGAGTAAGTTATAAGTGGAGTATCAGTATCGTGTCGAGTAACAGCAGCAACATAAAACTGCGTCTCTATCAGACTGCCGCGGTCGAAGCGATTGAGGCTCACCTGCATGCTGGTGGCGGCCCTGCGCTCGTCGATATGGCGACCGCAACCGGAAAGAGTTTGGTCATTGCCGAAACCGTGCGCCGCAGGCTCGCCGCCAATCCTGAGTTTCGTGCTCTCGTTACCGTGCATGTTCAGGAGCTTGTCGAGCAGGACATAAAAGCCCTGCTCGCGGTCTGGCCGGAGGCGCCATACGGCATCTGTTGCGAGGGGCTCGGATGCCGCGATCACCATGACCCAGTCATCGTCGGCACCATCCAATCGCTGGCGCGTGATGCGGAAAAGCTCGGTCAACGTGATCTGGTGATAGTCGACGAGGCGCAAACAATCCCGAGAAGCGGGGACGGCCAGTACCTCAGCCTCTTCGACGTTCTTCGATCATGTACGCCAAACCTGCAACTGGTCGGCGCGAGCGCCACGCCCTACCGGCTCGACAGCGGCTACCTGCACAAGGGTGAAGGTGCCCTCTTTGAGAAAATCGTGTTCTCGTATGGAATCGCCCAAGGCATCAAAGATGGCTGGCTCTCGCCACTGCGCTCGAAAGCCACCACTACACGGATCGACATCAATGGGGTCGGTCGGCGTGGCGGCGAGTTTATTCAAACCGAGTTGGAGCGTGCCGCCAATATCGCTGAGATTGTCGAGGGCGCAGTCGCCGAGATCGTCGAGCGCGGCACTGACCCAAATAGCATCCGGCGTTGCTGGATCTGCTTTTGCGTCGGCATCGATCACGCCTATGCAGTTCGTGACGCCATTCGCAGGCATGGGATCGTCTGTGAAACTGTCACCGCGGAAACGCCGAGTGACGAGCGGCGAGCGATCTTCAATGCCTTCCGCAATGGTTCGATCCGCTGCCTGACCGGGGTGAACATATTCTCCGTCGGCTTCGATGTTCCCCAGGTCGATTTGATCGCACTGCTACGGCCAACGCTGAGTACTGGTCTTCTAATCCAACAATGTGGTCGTGGAACTCGATTAGCTCCAGAAAAAGGTGACTGCTGCGTGTTGGATTTCGCTGGAAATATTCGCCGGCATGGTCCGGTTGATGATCCTTTGATCAACGTCACCGGCCGTATCACCTCTGTTGTCAATATGGCGATGACTACAACATGCCCACAGTGCCAGGAAGAGAATTCTACATCAGCGAGTGCATGCGTATGTTGTGGTCATGTATTTGTACAAGAGCCTCGCCGCGTGTATGCACCCCGCACAGCGCGTCACAGGGCTACTGCTGACGATGTGCCGATTCTCTCCACGCACGGGTCGGGTTCAGCGCCGGCTCCGGTATGGATTGCGGTTCAGTGGTCCGACTACCGCCTGCACCAGAAGCGCAGCGACACCAACGCACCGCCGACATTGCGCGCAGAGCACATGGCCGGCTTCTCGCCCTATTCCGAATACGTCAGTTTCGAGAGTTACAACGCCTATGCGCGGCAGTTTGCGGAGCGCTGGTGGAGCGCCATGGGGGGCCTCTCTCCGGTCCCGCTAAGCGTCGCAGAAGCGATCGCGCGCCAGTCTGAGTTGCGCCGTGTGCTTGAAATTCAGGTCAGCCGTGAAGGCCAGTTCTGGCGGATCGATCGCCGGCGTGTGCTCCGGTCAGACGGCGTGCTCGTCGAGATCGATGCCAAATATCGCTACTGCAAGATCATCTCGAAGACGTCGTCTGAGGCGTCATCATCACAAATTCCAGCAGAGGCACCGTCGCATGAGCCGAGTGTCGCAATGGCTCCGCACCCGTCTCTGCTTGCGTGATTGACCGAGCCTTTACCAACCAGCCAGCAAAGGAGGATCATCCAATGGCTGAAATACGTGCTGATCTACTCGCGTCTACCTCTCGTCAGGGCACCCCGCTCGCGGCCGAACTCGATGTTCGGCTTAAAAGCGACGAGCCACTGGCCAACGTCGTCGACTGGTGGCGCACGGCCTATCGCGAATAGCGCGAGCCGCAACTGTCCGCGGGCAACGCCGCTCCCGTCAGCTTTTCTGAGAATGAACTCACCGTGCTCCACCTCGATGTAGTTTGGACGATTGAAGAACTGAACGGAGATCTGACGGAAGAGATCGACGATCCGATCGTCCAGGAAGCCTGGGGTCCTGTGCGTCAAGCGCGGGCTACGCTGCGCGAGATGATGCGCACCAACGTTGCTGCTCAAGCGGCAGTAGGGGGACAAGCGTCGTCGCAAGCTTGATCGCGAATCGAGAGACAACGCGAGCGGAGGGCCGTGCGCGTAATCACGGCTCTCCTGTCTCAACCACGAAACCCGAACCAAACGTCCAACGAACCAAACGTCCAACGAACCAAACGTCCAACGAACCAAAAGAACCGAACCTCAACCAAACCGAACCCCAACGTCATAGAATTAAACGAAAGCAACATCATCAGCTTAGTGCGACACAACGCCCGTACATTCTCGATCTTGCTCGATCACACGTTCACGGGCGTCGTGTCGCGCAGTTCTCAACCACGAACTGGCATCACCGAACCCAGTGTCATCGGGATGATGCCTACGGGAGAATATATTATGGGACCGTTTGGTTTGGCATACGCGCGTCTCGTCGAACACGGCTATTCGGTGCTGCCGATCATGCCGGGGACGAAGAAGCCCGGCCTGCCGAGCAACAACAACGGCGGGTGGATGGATTTCCCCGGCTGGACGACGTTCCGGCCTACTCTCGTCCACCTCAAGCTCTGGGCGCTGAGCAGTGCCGGGATCGCTGTTCTTTGCGGACCATGGAGCGGCGATGTTGTCGGAATCGACAACGACAGCAAGGATCCCAGGATCGCCGCGGCGTTGCGCAGCGTGCTCCCGGAGACGCCAGCAAGGAAAAAAGGCGCCAAGGGCGATACTGGATTCTACCGCGGGCCGGGTATCCCTTCACACTCTTGGACGATCGACGGCAGCAAGGTGCTCGAGATCCTCGGCGCCGGCCGGCAGACGGTGCTGCCCCCGACCATCCATCCGGACTCGGGTGAACCTTATCGTTGGATCGGCTCCAAGACGCTGGAGGAGCTACGGCCAGAGGACCTGCCGGAGCTGCCGGCCGACATCATCGAGCGGATCGATGCAGTGCTGGCGCCGTTCGGCTACGTGCCGCCGGAGCTCCGAGAACGCGCTTCACGCGATGAGTGCGACACCGCCGATGACCCGCACCGGCGGCTCAATGAAGCTGCGCTCGCCAATCTGCCTGCCTGGGTGCCGGAACTCGATCTCTACCGGTGTC